ATATCACAAAAAAGCTTGGACAATGAAAAAGTTTACCTTTGTCATTCTGGGCTGGGATACAGACAAACCAAAAGATATGCACCCAATAACTGAAGATGAAATGGAAGACCTATGGATGAATTATGATTTTATTGAAATGGAAAACTAAAAGAGAAACCGCCAAAGCATTGCGCTTTGACGGTTCTCATTTCTTAACTAGCAATCAAGAAAGCATAAACAATATGCAGAGAGGAAAATAACATGGATGCAAAAAAAATCAAGCTTGAACGTCTACAACTAGGCTTTAGCCAGCAAAAGATGGCTGAGAGGCTAGGCGTTACAAGACGAACAATTATCAACTATGAAACCGGGGCAACACATGTGCCTGATACTGTCACCAAGCTGCACAACTGTCTAAAAGAGAAAGAGCGAGTAGCAAGAGAGAGAGAGTTGAACCAATGAAAAGAAGATATTTAGCATACGATCACTTGCCGCCAAAAGGTTTTGGTTTTTTCGTATGGGAAGATGAAGACGGTGTTGTATGGGAGTTGTTTGGCAGTGCAAAAGATTTGCCAAAAGAGATATACGAAAAGTGGAGAAAACAGAGTCTTCTCCCGCTATTCAAGAAGCATAATATAGCATAGCCGCGTGGCATATCTTTAAAGCATAGCCTTTACACTTGGCTATGCTTTTTTTTATTTACAAATTATGTGTTTTGTTTTGCAATTCGGTTTGCTCCGATAACGCTTTAACTGGCATTGCTTTAAGGAACGAGCAAGCTCGATTTTATCCAGTCAATTTTTCTTGTCAACCCCATAAGATTCACGCACCACTTGAACCCAAGTTTGCAGTGACATTTCTGCAACAAGTCGTGGGTCATAAGAGAAAGAGCGACACACCGCCATAAGCTGTATGACGCATCGAATTGGCCTGTTGTTAAACTTGTATATCAAGACAGGGAACCTATCGCCGGATGCCTCGCAAGCCTGTTCCCACCATGCTTGCTTGTAAGTTGCGCCAGAGGCATAAGCCTTACATTCAATAGACCAGCCGGGGATTACAATATCAGCCTCACCCTTGATTTGATATTGAGAGAGGTTGCGCTTTGGCATCTCAGGCAGTGACTCGCCCAAGTGGTCTTTTATGTAGTTTACAATCTGTCGTTCAAACGCTGCACCTTTCTGTCTACTGTCAGTCATAGCCAATCAATCCTTGTTTCTGTTGCATTGCCTTCCCATACAAACCAGCCGTAGGCAGTAGTTCCGCTACCGTTTGGCTCTTCATCACCGCGCCATATTGTTAGCCGTTGAGAAAACACCCAAACCCTAGCTGGCCTATGGTTGTCAAAGAGAGAGACACGGCGTTGCTGACCTTCCAAGAATGACAAGCGCAACAACCAGCAGTGCTTGTTTGCACCCAAGTCGATAGCCTTCTGTATGAACTGTTGAGCGAGTTTGTATGGTGGGTTGGTGATAATGTTGGGGGCTGCAAGCTTTTGTTCCATGAGAAAGTCAATCCCCGAATCGCCATATCCGTAGTCATTTAGATCAGTGCTGATGACGTTGTGGTATAGAGAGACAGGCGCAGAGATAGCACCATCGCCGCAAGCTGGCTCCCAAATATCACCAACAAAGCTTTCATGGTCTAACAGTGCTTCAATAGCCACTAATGGCGTGGGGTAAAAATCATCTTTCTGTCTGCTATCTGCCATTTTGTTTCTGCTTTAAAACGCTCTTGGCTGGATTCTTTTTGCGTATAACACGACCAAGATTATCAAACTTAATATCTATCTCTGGCACTCGCAAAGCCTCTTTGATTTCTTCAATTGTAGGAACTTTATAACTATCTTTTAAGCCCATGATTATCTCCGTAAACTAAGTGACAAACCTTACATTCCAAAGCACCATCAAGAAAAGTATCGCACCTCACGCAATTGCCATTTGCTAACCGCCTAGCAAACAAACCATCACCCAACTGAATGTCAGTAGAAACCTCGCCAGTGCCATCGCAATGCTCGCAGTCCTCTGGCACAACGTCTGTTGGATCAAAGTAATCTTTAACATACCGAAAGCCTTTACCTTTGCACTTGCGACATGGCTTCTGTAAAAAAGTCATTCGGCTTTACCTCTCCATTAGTTGCCAACAAAATTCTACGCATTGTCTCCGGGTTTGGATACCGTCTGCCAGCTATAAAATGATTGATGGCTGACCGGGATACACCACAACGCCGAGCAAACCTAGCTTGGCTTATCCTGTTGATATGTATATATTCTTTCAGTGTCATAATTTTTCTCAACTTTACCTGTTGACCGATTGTAGACATTACGTTACCGTAACACAACTAGCAATGAGGTCAAGCATGGATATTTACAAACACGATAGCGTAAGCGGCGGCACGTCAGCAAAGTACGAAATGTTATTTAAGCTTTGGCTGCGTGAGAACCACAATATTCAGTTCCCAACAAACACACCAATGTTTACAGGCCGCATAGTAGAGGGCGGTCTAAACAGGGTTGAGGGTCTTCCAAACTATGACCCAGAGAAAGGCAAGCAGGATGGTATGCCTATCGCTGAAGCCACTCGGCACATGATGGCAGAGTATGATGAATACCAGCCGCGTGATTGGGATGAAGGCAGGGACAAAGAAGAACATGAAGCTTTCCGCGATTTTCTGCCAGACATGTTAGGCCATGCAGTAGAGGGCTTGAGAGAGTGGCAACGGCGTCATGGCCTAAACACTATTCATGGCGAACACCGAACATGGTTTACTGTTCCAGAGTTGGACGTAAAGATAATGATGTTCCGCGACTACTATGGTGTTGACCATTTGTGCGATCTCAAATGCAAAATGCCACAACGCAATCCAGTTAAGAAGGATGGTACACGGACTTGGCGAATACCCAAACCGGACATTCAACCAACGGAATATAACATCTGGCAAATGGCTGGCTATTGGAGAGCCACAGGACAGAAGCCATCACTGTTGCAAGTCACAGCATCAGGCTACCATATTTGGGATGAAGATAACTGCCCACTGCTACGAGAAGAACATCTTGAAAATGTTTATCAGGATTTAAAACGCAGTTGGATTACCACACAAAATCTTATTCGTGCCGCCAATGGAAACTGGCACACACTAGCTGGCCTAGTCACCCCGGATTTCACAGAAATCGCAAGGAAGCATGGGCCACACATACTTAAACTAGCAAGGGAGTTTTGGAAATGATTACAGTGCAAGATTCAGATGATATGTTTGATTTATTCTATACACCGCCACACAAGCTGGCTCGGACAAACGATCCAGCGACAAGTCATGAGGCTGCTGAGAGCGTTGATACAAGCCACATGGAGCAAGTCGTTCTTGAGGCCATACAAGACTTTGGTTCAGACGGTTGTATTTCAGATGAGGTTTTAGCAAGGCTACCTCATCACGGTTACAGCACAGTGACCGCAAGGTACAAGCAGCTAAAAGAGAAAGGGCTGGTTAAGGTTGATGACCGCAAACGCAAGGGACGGTCAGGCCGTGGTCAATTGGTGATGTGGGCAACAGAATTTTATAAGGAGAATTTTTAAATGGACATTTTTAGATTAGCCGCAGAGCAAAGATATTCAAACCTAAATGCAATCAAAACCAATGTTCACAACATTAATGTTTGCAAACCATGCGATTTGCCTCAGTCAGAAAATGGGTTTGTAAAAAAACATTTAGAAACTGGCATTTGCGTTATGATGCACACCACAAAGGGAACTGTCCTAGAGGTTCGCGGCATTGATGAAAACCAAGAAGAGTTTTCTTACAAATTTCATTACGAGAAAAGTGCAGAACAACCACTCTCAATGAGAGCAGTCGGAATGTCTGGTGAAGTAAATAGATTGCAAGTTTCTTTAGCCAAGGAAGATCATAGAGATAAGCACATGTCTATACATGATGTCAAAAACAAGACAGTGCAAAAATCTTCAAACAATGAAACAAGGCAGGACATGGGTGATGACTGAGGAACAAGAAACACAACAGCGAATCGACATGCTGCAAATGAAAGTCGATGAGTTAGAGGCAAAAGTGTTAGAGCAAATGGTTGCCTTCACCACGGCTATAAAGCTGATTGCAGACCTTATGGAGAAAAAAGATGGTTAGAGGAACCTTGCCACCAAACCTGATACAAGCTTTGGAAGAAGTTGGCATGAGTACAGAGATGGATAAAGGTGCTGTATGGAACTGTCGAGGCACCCCGGTTGTTCTTCACAAAGCCTTGGAGCGTATAGCTCATAAAAAAGGCATACGCTTTGACCCGCCGATGGTTATAGAAACCAGTGCTGAACAAAACATCGCAGTGATGTGCGTCACTGGCTACCTTGGTGAGTTTAGCGAATGGTCAATAGGGGAAAGCACACCGCGAAACACCACAAACAATTATCCTTTCGCTATGGCAGAGAAACGTGCAAAAGACAGGGTGATACTAAAGCTTATAGGTGTTGCTGGGTTTGTTTATTCAGAAGAAGAGGCTGATGAATTTAGAGATAGCAAACCTGACCAAGTTGCACAAAGCCAAAAGGCAGAAAGCAACGCTGATAACAGCGGCTTTAATCCAGAGGTGCAAAAGGCTACAAACTTTTTGCGTGAAGTTGATATGAAATGCAGTCCCGCAAACATGAAAACACCTAATGATTTGCTAAATTATATTAATCCAGAAAATTTTGTGACAAGTATGCAACAAGCAAAAGAACATGCACCACAAGTATTTCAACAGATTGAAGAAACCCTAGCGCAAGCTGCGCGTAGATTAAAAATGGAGTGGTAATATGCCTACAAAACAAAGAAAGAAAGTGTTTGGTTTTAAGTTGTTTCCAAACAACGATAAAAAATCAGATCGTGCGCCTGACTATGGCAATGCAAATGTGCAATGCTATGACCCGGTTATGAAACAAATTGCCCCCATATCCCTATCGCCTGACAATAAGTATGAGGTGTCGGCATGGACTGAGGCAGATGGGTCAATCGGGGTTAGTTTAAATCAAGTTATCATGGTGGAGTCAGCAGACAACATTGCTGACGATATTTCGCAAGCTGGCTTCAAACCGATTGCCGAGGCCATTGAAACCAAACATTACCCAGAAGGGCGGCAGGAAGCCCCACAACGACCTCAAGTGCAAAAGCGGTGGTGAGGAAGCGGAAACGTGACAAAGCCTCTCAGCGAGCGTTTAAAGAGCCAGCAACAGACTATGTGGTATGTGAGGGGTGCCAAAAATCTATGCCGTTGGTGACAGGATATTGGATAATAAATGGACTAGGGGAGTTGTTGTGTCATGGCACAAACGGTTGTTCAGTTAAAAAACAAAGTTCTCATAGAGGAAGCGAGGGTAGTAGCGAGGGACTATTACGCAGCCCTGATACTTGAAGGCTGGGGCTTGCACCGAATACTTAAAGAGCATGGTTACGAGCCGCATAGAGCAAAGTATATTATACCCCTAAATGAAGAGGAGAAAGGATGGTATGTAAGTGAGCCACACGTTATAGAATGTCTGGCTCACTATATATCAAACGGTGGAGAGCCTTTGTACTAACGCTTCTTCTTTGATTTCATAATCTTCTTCTGAAGAGCCGCTGGCAAAGTCTTTTGTTTAGCAGTCAGGCCGTTCTTCTTGGCTCCTGCTTTTTTTTTCTTGCCGTACATCACTTCTTTCCTTTCTTAGCTTTGTTACGCTTTGAGATAGCTGCTGCCTTCTTCTTTGCATCAGCTTTGCTACTGGCACCCCATGCCCGGAGTGATAATAACAACCGTGTCGGCTTGCCATTTTTGTACTCTGGCCCCCTCATGTTACCCATACGAGCTAGGAAACTAGCCCTTCTAGGGTTGTCACCCTTCTTGACAGGTGCTTTTAGCTTACCACCCTTGTAGGATGCACGACCTTTGGCGTTCAAGCCACCCTTGGGGTTCTTGCCAGCTTTGCGTTGCCATGCTGGTGTCTTAGCCATCTGCCAATGCTCTCATACGATCTACCAAACGTCTAGCCCTGTTGGGAACCTGAGTGTACCACCGCGAGTCTACCATCTCATCTGCCGCCTTGTCCCAATCCCTTGCATCAACGCCAGCCTTCATGCCCTTGAACTTGGACAGCCGGGGCCGACCCATGTTGAACATCATGTTAGCTATGATATGCTGACACTCCTCTGGCAAATCGTCAAAGTCAGGGTACAATACTTTGCACTCATCTATTGTCACAGACATATCCAGTGCAAACAATTTCTTAACACGTTCTTGCTCAACTGTTGTTCCAACAGGTTTGCCATGCTCCTCATCATTTTCAGTGATTAGATGACCAATGCCGCAAGTGGGCAAGCCAAGGTGATCTAAATACACCTCGTACTTACAGCCCTCATCTTCGGCTATCTCTTCTCTGAGTCTATCTTTGTTCATTTCTTTTTCTTCGCTG